CTCGAGCGGCGTGCAACTGACGCCGGTCGCGGCCTCGCCGACGCAAGGGCAATACGTCGCGCCGAGCGGCAGCCCCGGCACCTACACCTTCAATTCGGCCGACAACGGCGCGAGCGTGCTCGTCTATTACAGCTTCACGATCACCTCCGGCAACAAGATCAGCCTGGCCAACCAGCTCGCCGGTCCGTTGCCGATGTTCGAAATCTCGCTGAAGGAAACGTTCAGCTATTTCGGCACCAGCAAGGACCTGCTGGTGAAGCTCAACGCCTGCGTGTCGCCCAAGCTGTCGCTGCCGTTCTCCAATCAGAAATTCACTGTGGCCGAATTCGACTTCCAGGCGATCGCCGATGCCTCAAACAATATCGGCACCATCAGCCTGAGCGAATAGCAGAAGGTATCATGATATTACTGACGAAAGAGCGGTGCGGCGTCGTCGAACACGGACTTCGGCAGCATTCGCAGCTCCTCGGAGACATAAGGCAAATGGGGCATATACTGCGCGACCAATTGGCCAACGGCCCGCCCTTGCGCTTCATCGCGTCGGCGCTTGAGGGGTTCGCGATCCGGCCGCTTTGACAGCCAGAACTTGTGCGCAGCCCACACACGCGGGTCGGTCGTGACGATGCGGCAAGGCTCGCCCCTCTCGTCGATGGCGACCGCTTCGAGCGAAGGGGCATTCTCGTGCCAAGCTAGCCCTTCGATTTCGGCTGCCAAAAGGTCGTCGGCGTCGCTGCCGACCTGTTGGCGTTCTTTTTTCCACGGCGGCTCCGGCAACGGCTTGATGAAATCAACAAGGTATCCGTCGCGGTTGATGGCGCGGAACGTCTCGGCCGAGCGCTCGAAACTGCGATCGACTTTTTGCAGCAAGCGCAGCAGTGACGGGTGCGATACGGCTTCGTTTGCCGCAAAGGTCAAGCCGGCGCGAGCGTCGAACAGCAAATCGATATCTCCCGTCGTGGTCAGGCCGGGATCGAAGCGAATGCCGGCGACGGCCTCGTAGGCATAGATCGCGTAGGTGCCGAGGACGCGAATTCCGGATCCAAGCATGCCGGCGTGATCGAGGGCGCGCATGATCCTGGCCCCGATCAGCGGAACGCGGCCCAAGCCGACGGCGCGGTTGATGGCTGATTGTCTGGCGATGGCCTCTTTCAAGCTCTTCAGGCGGCTTTGCGCGTCCGAGCGGCCCCGGTCATAGTCGAGCTTGATGGCCTCCGTTTCTTCCGAGCGCGGACCGAGGGATATCTGGCGGCGAATTCCAGACTTGTCGTAGTGGCTGCGGACCAGGTAGTCGCGATCGCCGTTCCGCGCCCAAACCATCGAGCCTCGGTAGGTTTTGGCGCGTTCTTCGGCCTGGCGATACGCGGCATAGCGCTGCTGCGTGTTGATGGCCTCCTTGCGCTGATCGTCGCTTAGTTCAGTAAAATCAATCACTTCAACAGTCCCTCGGAAATCCGATGATGTCTGTTGAAGCTATTTATTCCTATTTATCAATGACTTCAACACTTACGTGGCGGTCGAATACAGAGTGTTGAAGCTATTGTAAAATAAAGATTATCAGAAACGCCCACCCCTGGCGGACTTCATCAAGGAGCGATCCCGTGAGCCTTGAACGTGACGAATCCATCGATATCGCGGCGGCCCGGACCGTGCGGCTCGGCGGCCGCGACTGGTTCATCGCGCCGCTGTCGCTGCGGCAGATCCTGGCCATCGCCGATTACGTGCCGAAGCTCTCGGCGATCGGCGTGGACACGCTGTCGGGCGAACGGCTCGCGCCACTCGCCGAAGTGCTGTGGCATGGGTTGCGCCGCGCCCATCCCAAGCTGACCCGGGACGAGTTCTACGATTTGCCGATCACCATCGGCGAGCTTGTCGCGGCTTTGCCGGTGGTGATCGAGCAGGCCGGCGGGCGGCGGGTCGACAGCGGGGAGGGCGCCGCCGCGGGGGAAATCTTGGCGGCGAGCGCTTCGATCGCGTCGACTGGCGCGCGCTCGTCGCCGACCTCGTGATCGAGCTGCACTGGACGCGCGAACAAGTGCTCGATCAGGTCGACATTCCGTTTCTGGAAGACCTGCACCGGGCCTGGATCGATTATCCGCCCGTGCGTCGCATGATCGCCGCCTATCTCGGCCACAAGCCGCGGGCGCGGCCGTCGTCTAATTATCACGAACTGCTCGCGATGTTCCCGGGCGGCGCAATCAGGTGAGTTCCGCGAGGAGCCTCTCATGGCCGACGACAATTCCGTCGAAATCAACTTTAGCGCCGCGACCGACGATGCCCTGGCTGGTATCGAGCAGGTCCGCGCGGCGCTTTCGGATCTGACGGCTCCGGTGCAGAGCGTCAATGGCAACGTGACCCAATTGAATGCCACGTTCCGAACGGCGTTTCAGACCAATGCCTTGTCTCAAGCGGTCAAGGATTTCGGCGCGCTCGGTAGTCAGGCAGAAGCGAGCGTATCCCCGCTCAAGGAGCTTAACACCGAAATCAAGCTTCTGCACTTGGGTCTGACGGAGCAGAAGGTCGTTCTCGATGCCCAGGTGGCGCAGTTTCAAATCACGCAAGACCAGAAATTCGCGTTGCTCGAGCAGGAGACGCAGAAGGAATACGAAGCCGAACGGGCCCTGTTGCAGCAAGAGGCCGGACTCGACGGCCTAAAGCTCGCGCAACGGGTAGCGATTATCGGAAAGATCGAATTGCTCGACGCCAAGCACCGCACTGATATGATCAAGCTCGACGAGCAGGCGATCGCGCAGCAGCAGCAGATGTGGAATACCGCGCTCGGCACCATCGAAACCGCGTTCAATTCGCAGCTGCGCGGGCTGCTCGCCGGCACCACGAGTTGGTCGCAGGCGTTCAAGAACATTCTCGGCGACGTCATCATCAAGTTCATCGAGATGTGCGAGCAGATGGTGGTGAAGTGGCTGGCGGCCGAACTGGCGCAGACCACGGCGTCGACGAGCGGCGCCGCCGCGCGCGCGGCGGCCCAGCAGACCGGGGCGGCGTCCGGCATCCTCGCCAACGCCACGAACGCCATGCAGGCGATCATGACCGATGCGGCGCAGACGTTTGCCGGCGTGTTCGCCTTCCTGGCGCCGACCATGGGGCCGGCGGCGGCGGGGCCGGCGGCGGCCGCGCAGGCGTCCGTATCCGCGGCGGCGATCTTCGATGTCGGCACCGATTATGTGGTGCGCGGCGGCCTTGCGCTGATCCATCCGGGCGAGACCATCATTCCCGCGGCGCGCGGCTCCGGGCCCTATACCGGCGCCAACATGTCGCCGCAGATTCACGCGCCGGTGAGCATCAGTGTCTCCGCGCTGGATTCGCAGAGCGTCGCGCGCTTCTTCAACGACAACTCCAAGCACATGCTGCGGGCGATCAACGACGCGGTCAAACGCGGCGCCCATATCGGGCTACGGGCGATCCATCCGTGACGGGAATCGCTGGAACTGAGTTTTCATTCACGTTCGCCCTGACTGCAGATTCCCGACATGACCTACATCATCGGCGTGAACCTGTTGCCGTCGACCGGCGAGTTCACGTACGACACGGTCGCCTTTCTCGGCCAGCGCGTCACCGAGACGAGCCTGACGTCGATCAACCGCTACGCCAATGGCGGGCCGTTGGCCGGGACTGGATCGACCACGGACTATACGATCGCACTCGACAATCTGCAGGCGGAGTTTCCCGGCTGCACGACCGTGGCGCTGGTGGTGTCATGGTTCGGCAATTCGACCGATATCACGGCGTGCCAGCTCTATCCCTCGACCACCTATATCGGCGGCGCGTTTCAACAGGCGTCCGGCGCGGCGGATGAGTGGCGCTGTTCGGGCCTGACGCAGAGTTCGTCGGGTCTCATCGCCATTCCGCAGGTCGGCGGCGCGTTCATCTATGGCGGCACGCCGTCGGATCAATCGATCGTGCGCTGCATGCGCGATCTGAAGTCGCGCGGGCTGCGGGTCGTGTTTTATCCCTTCATCCTGATGACGGCGAGCGGCGAGCCGTGGCGCGGCCGCATCACCTACAACGGCACCGACATTTCCAGCGCCGCGACGACCGCGGTCGATAATTTCCTCGGCAGTGCAGCGACCTCGCAATTCACGCCGGACACCACGAACCTGACTGTCGCTTATGCGGGATCGTCGACCGACTACACCTACCGGCGGATGATCCTGCACTATGCGAATTTGTGCGTCGTCGCCGGCGGCGTCGATCTCTTTCTGCTCGGCTCGGAGCTGCGCGGCCTCGAGACGATCCGCGGGCCGGCTTGGACCCCAGCCGGCACCACCGGGACCGACGGCAAGGTGACCTGGGATTATCCGTTCGTCGCCGGATTGACGCAGCTTGCGGACGATGTCCGCAGCGTGTTCGACGGCGCCGGGCTCACCAAGGATCTCACCGGCTTGCACAATCTGATCAGCTACTCCGCCGATTGGTCGGTGTGGATGGGCTATCAGCATCCGAGCGCGAACGGCCAATGGCCGCATCTCGATCAGCTTTATGGCCACGGCAATATCGATCTGGTCGCGTTCGACAATTATCTGCCGCTGTCGGACTGGACGACGGCAGCCGGCGGTCTCGATGCGCAATATTGGCTCGATCCGGCGCCGGCCGGGGCATGGCCGCCAGGGTCCGCGACGTTCAACGGCCTCGGGCTCACCGGGCAGCCGACCATCTACGACACGACCTATCTCAAGGCGAGCATCGAGGGCGGTCAGTATTTCAACTGGTACTACAACGACAGCACCAATCTCGGGATCGGGCTCGACCCCAACGGCACCGATCTGCGGGTGTCGGTGCCGCAAGGCGACCGCCTGACGCAATCGCGCAACGCGTATGCGGCCAATCAGCAATTGCTGGCCAACAAGCAGCTGCGCTGGTGGTGGAACAATCCGCACCAGGCCGTCTACGACGACGGCGACGGCACTGGGTGGTCGCCGCACGGGCCGTTCACCGAATGGGTGCCGCAATCGAAGTCGATCACGTTCGCCGAGTACGGCTACCCGGCGTGCGACCGCGGCACCAATCAGCCGAACGTGTTCTACGATCCGGCTTCGACCGAGAGCGCGACGCCCTATTGGTCGATCTGGGATCCGAGCGCGAGCGTTGCCGGCAGCTACGCGCCGCGGCGCGACGACGAATTGCAGCTCCTCGCGCTGCAGGCGATCTATGAATACTGGGTGACCGACGGAAACAACGTCACCTCGAGCGGCGGCGTGCCGATGATCCAGACCGCGTTCATGTCGGCGTGGAACTGGGACGCGCGGCCGTTTCCGACTTTTCCGCAAATGACCGCGGTGTGGGGCGACGTCGGCGATTGGCCGGCGGGAAACTGGGTCGGCGGCAAGGGGCCGTTCCTGACGCCGCTGGTGCCGGACGCGCCGCCGACGCCGGGGCCGTATCCGGTGTTCCCGGCCGTGCCGACGCTTGGCTGGTCGGTCACGTTGTCGCCGCTGTTTGCGACCGCGTCCGCGCTCCACGTGTCAGGCCGCGAGGTTCGCGCGGCCAAATACGTCGCGCCGCTGTGGCGGATCGAGCTCGGCTACGATGTGCTGCGCATGGCGTCGCCGACCACCGAGCTGCAGGAGATCGTCGGGTTCTTCGCGCAGCGTCAGGGCGAGGATGCGTCGTTCTATTTCGAGCCGCTGGCGCTGTCGCCGGTCGCCGGTCAGGCGTTGGGCACCGGCGACGGTACGACCATGGCATTTTCGTTCGTCGTGTCGATCGGGGGCTACACACTTTTCCCCGCCGGCGTCGGCACAGTCTCGGCAGTCTATCTCAACGGCATCGAACAAACAGGCGGATTTGCCGTCAACGCCGCGGCGCTTGCGCCGGCCGTGACGTTCGCGACGCCGCCGGCAGCCGGGGTCGCCGTCACCGCGGACTTCGACTGGTATTTGCTTTGTTGCTTCGACGACGACAGCGAAGATTTGGAAGAATTCATGGCCACGCTCTACGCGCTGCGATCCCTCAAATTGCGCACGGTGCGCTCATGACCACGCCGCCTTCGCTGCCGACGCTGCCCGGCCTGACCTGGTCGCGGCACAAAAAGCCCGGATTCTCGACCCGCGTCGCCTCGCACGTTTCCGGGCGGGAGGTCCGCGTCGCGCTGATGAGCTATCCGCTCTACGAGTTCGAAGCGGCCTATGGCGGCCTCACGTCTTCGGCGAGCGCGTTTGCCGGCCTCGGCGCGTCGAGCCTGCAGAGCCTGATGGGATTTTTTCTTCAGCTGCAAGGCCAGTTCGGCACGTTTCTCTATGCCGATCCCGACGACGATGCGGTCACCGGCCAGGCGTTCGCGACCGGCGACGGCGCGACCACGGCGTTTACCATGATGCGCTCGCTCGGCGGCTTTCTCGAGCCGGTCGGCTGGGTCACCTCGATCGCCAACGTCTACCTCAATGGCGTCGCGCAGGCGTCGAGCGGCTACAGCCTCACGACGCCGAACACGCTGACGTTCACGACGGCGCCGGGCGCCGGTGCGGTGATATCCGCCGACTTCGCTTATGCGTTCAACTGCCGGTTCCTCGACGATCAGATGGACTTCGAGGAGTTCATGTCGAACCTCTGGAAGCTCGACAGCATGAAATTCCGCAGTGTGAAGCCATGAAGCCGGCATCCTCGGCCCTCGTCAGTTATCTGAACACGGCGCGCGCGAACCCCGACGTGCCGCTCTACATGGCCGATTGCTTCACCTTTACGCTGCGCTCGGGATTGATCCTGCGCTACACCAATGTCGACGTGTCGTTCAGCTACAGCGGCAACTCCTATCTCGGCAATGCCATTCTGGTCGACGGCCTCAAATACAAGGCCTCGGTCGGGCTCGAGGTCGACCAGCAACAGATCACCGTTGCGGCGCGCTCGACCGACACCGTTTCCGGCGGCGCGCCGTTCCTGCAGGCGTTGCGCGACGGCACCTTCGACGGCTGCGAGATCGAGCGCGACCGTGTGTTTTTCTCCGATCGGATCGGCGGCACCGCGATCGGTTCGGTGACGCTGTTCAAGGGCCGCGTCGGCACGGTCGATCAGATCGGGCGGACCTCGGCCAAGCTCACGGTCAATTCCGACCTGGTGCTGCTCGACATCGACATGCCGCGCAATGTCTATCAGCCGACCTGTCTGCACACGCTTTACGACACCGGCTGCACGCTGGTGAAGAACGCCTACGGTACGGCGGGAACCGTGGGCTCGGGTTCGACCGCTTCGGTGATCAATTGGTCCGGCGCGAACGTGAATTATCAGCAGGGCTCGATCACCTTCACGTCGGGCGTCAATGTCGGCGTGACGGCGACCGTCGGCTCCGTCGCCGCCGGCGCGTCGCTTACGCTCATCTATCCGCTGCAGAGCGTGCCGGCAGCCGGTGACGGCTTCACGGTCTATTACGGCTGCGACCACACGCCGGGGACGTGTCAGGCCAAATTCAACAACCTGGCGAACTTTCGCGGGTTCCCCTATGTTCCGCCGCCGCAGACGGCGATTTGACGGATGATCATGTGCCGTATTCGCCGATCGCCGGTGCGGCGCCCGTTACCTAGTGGATGGCGACCGCAGCGGCCTATTGGGAGTGCGCAAAGAGAAAGCACTTGATATGACCACACGGAAAAGTAGAATACTGCTTTCGCACTTTTTGTGTGGGGGCGTTGAATGGGTGAAGAAGAAAAACCCAAGTCGGAGATATCTGACCTATTTACGCTTATTACGGGAAAGGTCGTTTCCGGTATTCTTAGCCCGGATGAAAATACAACTTGGCGAGACCATGTCCGGCGCTTGTGGATTGGTGCCGCAGGAGGTCTCTTCTATGCTTGTCTTAAAAATTATTTCGGCGCCGGCATCGGTGTTTATGGAATACTGATAATGGATCCGACTTCGCCGCGCAGGGGAGAGCTAATGTTTGGCTACATCGCTGGCTTTTTTGTCAGTGGAATTATAGGAGGCGTTGTCGCCTGGCTCTCCGCGCAAAAAACCGGTCGGCTACTTTTCTTAATCGGCATGTTTGGTGTTCAAATCTTATTGACGCTTTCTCCGATTCTACAATCGCGGCGGACTGATACAGGATCGCTCCTACGTGAGTTTCAGATCGTGACGCCAGCCTATGCCGCGCAGGATATACACACGTGCGTGGGCGATAGTGCGTTTGCAAAGGGTTTCAAGGCGTTTTTTGGATTGCGAGATCACTTTGATAAGTACGCAGTTGTCGTTGCGTCAGGTAAAAGTGTCGAAGATGCAAAGAATAAAATGGATGACATTAGTGCTAAAAGTCCGTCGCTAACTCTCCGAATCGGTCCACGCCCTTGTGACAATGATTATTATCCGGTATTGGCAACAGATTATCTTCCTCTCGATGAAGCTAAGGCAGCGTTGGATAAGATCCGCAAATCGTCCGGTGTGACGGATGCATTTCTGTCGCCGGGGCCGCTGCCGCCATAAAATGTATCGCTTGCGCCATTTGTTTTCTTTGCGGTTATTCCGAACGATCGGTGCGGCGCATATTCGTATTGAGCCATGACGTACCCGTACGCTGATTAAGGCGCGC